AGAAGTGTTATCTGAAATAACTAAACTTGCTGGTAATCTACAAGTCATTAGAGACTTTATAAGGAAGCCTATGACTTTAACAAATGCTTACAGGTGTCCAAAGCACAACAAAGAAGTAGGAGGCGTACCTAACTCTCAGCATATATTAGGTAAAGCTTGTGATATTCAAGTAAATGATATGTCCCCTAAAGAAGTGTTTGATACTATAGCAAACTTAATCGAACACGGTCATATATCCGAAGGCGGATTAGGATTGTATAATACTTTCGTGCATTACGACATAAGAAAAACTAAAGCCCGTTGGGATAAAACATCAGAATAATGGCAAGAAAATCAAAAAGAACAAAAGCGCAAATTAATGCTTCATACGAAAAGCAGAATAAAAAAATGCGTAAAGAAAACCCAGGAATGGGTAAGAGGCTCACTAGCGGCACTAATCCTAGAAGAGTAAGTTTTGCTTGTAGATTTGCAGGTATGAAAGGTCCTATGAAAAAACCTAACGGAGAACCAACACGGAAGGCTATTGCTTTAAAGAAATGGGGATTTGGGAGCGTAGGTGCTGCGTCAAGTTTTTGTAGTAAAAATAAAAAAAAGTAATATGAAAAGCAAAAAGAAAACTCCTTGTTGGAAAGGGTATATAAAAAAAGGTACAAAAAAGAAGGGGAATCGAACAGTTAATAACTGTGTAAAAAAATCTTAAAAATTTAAGGTATGAGTGATAATCCTAATTTAAAAAAGAACGGTGGGGACGGGACAGCTGTAGGGAAGGCGTTAAGATTTTTAGCTGCTCAAGGAAAAAAGTTTGCGCCAGAACTGCTAGATATGGCAGGATCATTAACTGGTGTTGAAGCATTAAGTAAATTAGGTGATGCAATTAAAGGTGATCCTGAGTTATCTGAATTAGATAAAAAAATATTACTCGCTGAACTAGAAACAGATGCAGTTAGGGAACAAGAAATAACTAAACGATGGGAAGCCGATTTGCATTCAGATAGTTGGTTATCAAAAAACGTACGACCATTAACATTAACATTTCTATTAGTCTGCATGTTTTTGTTTGTTATATTAGATAGCACAGATTCAATACCATTTAATATAGATGGAGAATGGATAGATCTCCTTAAAGCACTTATGATAACTGCCGTTGGTGGTTACTTTGTAGTTAGATCAGGAGAAAAAATAACAAACAAACTAAAAAAATAACCATAAACACAAACATAATCATGAACAAGTACGACAAAAAAATGATGCATGAAAGAGAATTAATCTATGATGCAAAAGGACAACTTCACCGAGCTGACAAAAAATATAAAGCTGGTGATAAAAAAGCAAAACAAACAATGATTCACGATCGTGAATTAATATACGATGCTAAAGAAGCTATTCACCGAACTGATATGGATAAAAATGGAGGACACCCTATCCATAAACACATGAGAAAATAACAGATAGGACTGTATAAACCTAAATAAACATAAACATAACCATAAACAAAAACAAAAACAAAATGGCAAAATTCATTAAATTTAACGTAAAAAATTCAGCAGCTGTACAGCCACTAGGACCAACAGAAGGAATCTTAGTAAATGTTGAAGACATCACAAAAGTAACTGCAACTGGAGCAACAGGAGCAAATGCTAAAACCTTAGTAATAGGTTTAACTGGAAGAAATTCTGAGGCTGGTTACAAAACTTTAACTTTAGCTGTATCTACTAGTATTTCGGCTGCAGTTAATCCAACGTTAACATCAGGTAATGCTAACCCGTTAGTATCTGCAGTAAGATCTGCAATGACTGCTAACCCAGGAGGAGTGGTTGCTACAGTTAATGTAGGGGTCGACAATGCTGCTGCACCTAAGCAAATGTATTTCAGAACAGCTACATTCGCATAGTAAAATCAATATAGTCTTGCGGGGTCAGTTATCTCGCAAGGCTTTTTAATATCAATTAAATCAAATAAAAATGAGTAAAGTAAAAACAATGGAATCAAAAGAACAATCAATTAGTAAAGACCAATTAGAAAAAGTACAAGCGTTGCAAAGTGATTTGCAAAGGTATTGTGCTCATATTGGAGGACTAGAGGTTGAAAAAGCAAAAGCAATTTATCAAATAAACATGCTTGAAAAAGACATGGAGGATTTTAAAAAATCCATAGAAGATGAATATGGCCCTATTAATATTAATTTAACTGATGGCACTTACGACAAAGTAGAGCCCGCAGACAAAGAATAGGGTTATGAGCAATATTATAAGAAAGATAAGTATAGGTGCCGACTACAAGAACGAAGCAATGCATTACTCTGTTAAGCAGACAGTTTACGGTGGGCATGAAATTTCTCATATAATATTTGAAGAGTCAGATAATTCTTATAATATATTTATAAAAAAAGAAGACGAGATAATGCCATGGAAGAAATTTAATTCTAACATGGCTATATCCGTTGAGTATGACCTAGAGTACTAATGAGAAGTATATACGATTTTATCATAAAGCCTGTAGGGCAAAGATATGATAATCAGGTTAAGGTTGGAGAAGTGGACCTTATAACCAACACTTCTATAGAAAGTTTTAAACACGTTAATAATATAGCTGAGGTTGTTGAAACCCCTGCAGCGTTTGCAACGCCAATAAAAAAAGGTGATCTAATAGTCGTTCATCATAATGTGTTTAGAGTTTTTTATGATATGAAAGGACTTAAAAAAAATAGTAGATCGTTTCTTAAAGACGGGCTTTTTATGTGTGCAATAGATCAAATATATTTGTACAAGAATAAAAAGAATTGGAAATCATTCGGCGATAGATGCTTTGTCGCTCCGGTCAAAAATAAAGACCCTTTTAGCAGCGATAAAACGGCTAGCCTTATTGGTATACTAAAAATAGGCAATAAGTCCTTAAAACGCGCTGGAATCAGTCCAGGAGACATAATTGGTTTTACACCTAATAGCGAATGGGAATTTGTTATAGACGATCAGATTATGTACTGTATGAAATCAAATGATATTGTTATAAAGTATGAACTCGATAGAAACGAAGAAGAATATAATAGCCGCTGGGCGGGAAGCAATTAAAGAATTAGTAAAGGTAGCAAAAGAAAAGATCGTTGACTCAGAAGAAGATATATCTGCTGACAGACTTAAAAATGCTGCCGCTACTAAAAAGCTTTGTATATTTGATGCTTTTGAAATATTAAGTAAAATTCAAGAGGAAGAAAGTATGATTGCTGAATCAAACAATAAAGCAAATAAACCTGCGTTTAAGGGGTTTGCAGAAGGGAGATCTAAGTAATGGCTTACGAACAAACTTTATACAGGGTTGTAAAAGATCATATTAAACCAGCTGTCATTAAAAAGAAAAACCGATATTCCAAATGGGAGTACGGATATAATGCTGAGTACGATACCGTTATAATTAGTAAAACAGGTAAGATTGGTGAGATCTATGAAATAAGTGGTATAATGATTGCTTTACCTAAAGCGGAAGGCGCAAAAGACCTAGGTGACGGCAAATGGAAAGCTGTAGAATACCCTAAGTCATTAAAAAAAATTAAAAGTGTTCAAGATTGGAACGCTTATCCAAATAGTTTTAAAGAACAATGGCACCCATATATAGATGAAGAATTTGAAAGACGCGAAAAAGGTTTTTGGTTTATTAATAAAGGTAAGCCTACTTACATTACTGGTACTCACTATATGTACTTGCAGTGGTCCAAAATTGATGTCGGATTACCGGACTTTCGAGAATCAAACAGATTATTCTTCATATTCTGGGAAGCCTGCAAAGCGGATAAGAGATCGTACGGTATTTGTTACCTTAAAAATCGACGCTCTGGATTTTCATTCATGTCGTCGGGAGAAACAGTTAATTCAGCTACGATATCTTCAGACTCTAGATTCGGTATATTATCTAAATCAGGTGCTGATGCCAAGAAAATGTTTACAGATAAAGTTGTACCGATCTCGGTAAATTATCCTTTTTTCTTTAAACCAATACAAGACGGTATGGACCGTCCGAAAACAGAACTAGCATACAGAGTACCCGCTTCTAAATTTACAAGACGTAAGCTAGAAGATAACCAAGCAGCTCAAGAGCTTGATGGATTAGATACAACTATCGACTGGAAAAACACAGGTGATAACAGTTATGATGGTGAAAAATTAAAACTATTGGTTCATGACGAATCAGGCAAATGGGAAAAGCCAACTAATATACTTAACAACTGGCGAGTAACAAAAACTTGTTTAAGATTAGGTAGTAGAATTATCGGAAAGTGTATGATGGGGTCAACATCAAATGCTTTAGACAAAGGAGGCAAAAACTTTAAAAAATTATATGATGGATCAGATGCATCGGCTAGAAACAAGAACGGTCAAACTAAAACGGGCTTATACAAACTTTTTATTCCTATGGAATGGAATTATGAGGGTTTTATTGATCAGTATGGCTATCCTGTGTTTGATATTCCAACGAAAGAAACATTAGATCCTCAAGGTAATGTTATTACAGAGGGTGTTATACAACACTGGGAGAATGAAGTTGAAGGCTTAAAAGACGATGCCGATGCCTTAAACGAATATTACAGGCAGTTTCCCCGTACGGAACAACACGCTTTTAGAGATGAAGCTAAGCAATCTATATTTAATCTTACAAAGATTTATCAGCAAATAGATTACAATGAAGAATTGAAGAACTCTGCTATGGTTACCCAAGGTAACTTTCAGTGGGAAAACGGTGTTAAGGATACTAGAGTAATGTTCTATCCTAATAAAAACGGTAGGTTTTTTATTACTTGGGTTCCGGATCAAGAACAACAAAATAACTTAATAATAAAAAATGGCATTAAATATCCTGGTAATGAGCACATGGGAGCTTTTGGATGTGATAGTTATGATATTAGTGGTGTTGTTGGTGGCGGCGGATCTAACGGATCGCTTCATGGATTAACAAAGTTTTCAATGGAAGACGCTCCGCCTAACCATTTTTTCCTTGAGTATATTGCAAGGCCATCAACAGCTGAAATGTTTTTTGAAGATGTGCTAATGGCTTGTGTTTTTTATGGGATGCCTTTGCTAGCAGAAAACAACAAACCTAGATTGCTTTATTATTTAAAGCGTAGAGGATACAGAGGTTTCAGTATAAACAGACCGGACAAAACATATAATAAATTATCTATAGCTGAAAGAGAAGTAGGCGGAATACCTAATTCAAGTGAGGACATAAAACAAGCACACGCTTCGGCTATTGAAACATATATAGAAGATTTTATAGGAGAAAAGAAAGATGGATATGGGGATATGTATTTACAAAGGACTTTAGAAGATTGGGCTAAGTTTGATATAAACAATAGAACTAAGCATGATGCTTCGATAAGTTCAGGGTTAGCTTTAATGGCTTGTAATAAACATAGGTATAATCCTAAAGGTATAACAAAAATTAAATCTTATTCTTTGGGTTTTAAAAAATATAATAACGAGGGGACTACTTCAAAAATAATATAATAAATGAATATAAGTACAAATACTAATAGCTCATTCCCGGATCAGGTTGTAAGTGATGCAGAGAAAGCAACGTGGGAATACGGGCTTCAGGTTAGTAGAGCTATTGAGCAGGAATGGTTCAATTACGGAGGAAGTGGTTCAAACCGTTATGCTACAAACTGGAATAATTTTCATAATTTAAGACTATACGCCAGAGGAGAACAAAGCGTGCAGAAGTATAAAGATGAATTAGCTGTTAACGGTGATTTGTCTTATCTTAATCTAGATTGGAAGCCAGTTTCTGTACTAACTAAGTTCTCTAATATTGTTTGCAATGGTATATCTCAAAAAGAG